TCTAAAAAGACAATAGAAAAAGCATCTCAGCTTTATTTAATGAATGGTAACCAAAACAACGCTACTTTAGAACACTTACACACATTAAAAGGCTTAACTCTAGTTGAGAGTTGGTTAGTTGAAGATGAAGTACACGATAAATCTAGAAAGTATGGTTTAAATGTGCCTGTAGGTACTTGGATGGGTGCTGTTAAAGTAAATTCTGATGAGGTTTGGGATGAATACGTAAAAACAGGAAAAGTTAAAGGCTTTAGCATAGAGGGTTACTTCGCCGACAAAGCAGAACGTCCAAAAGAGCCAGTAAACGATTTTGAATTGGAAGCAGAGGAACAATTATCAGAAATAAGAAGAATTATCAAAGATGGCGAGGAATGTAATTAAATCTTATGTTAAACCAAAAAGAAAATCGCATCCACATAGCAAGAATGCGAGCAAAGGAAAAACAGGATATAAAAAAATATATAGAGGACAAGGAAGATGAGAAAATTTAGAACACCAAGCAGAACAAGTCCAAAAGGATCACGCAGAGGATGTCTATGCGCAGATAGAGATGAATATTCAGTAGAATGCTGCAAAGGTGATATGATTAATCAAGGAATCGGTAACATAACAAAAACAACATAATGAACACACAAGACAGAGTAAATAAATTAATGTTTGAAAAAACAGAGCTAGCTACACACAAGGTAGAGTTAGGATTATTACAAGATTTAAATAAAGCAGATTCTGAAATAAGAAAATTAAATGAAAAAGCAGCAGGAACATCTGGTGCAGTAAGTAGAGCTTTAGAGATAAGTGAAACAGCTTACATAAATCTTTTAAATGAAGCAGAAAACGCAATAGAAATAGCTGATAAATACATTGCTGCTGCTAAAGATTTAGGCTTAGATGCTCCAAAAGCAAAGACGGTAAAAAAATATGCAATTGATGTAATCATTATGGCAAAAGAAGATTTAAAGCGTATTAGAAAATTCTAATTACACAATATAAAAATACAAATAATAATTAATAATCGATGAATACACAAAATAGAGTAAACAAATTAATGTTTAGCAAAACAGAGCTAGCTACACACAAGGTAGAGTTAGGTTTAGTACAAGATTTAAATAAATCAATTGATAAATTAGTAGCAGTATATGATGAATCAGCAAGCTATATAGAAAAAGTAATAATAACCTTAGATAGTAACAATCTAAAATCACAAATTAATACTGGTTTGAAATTTACTTCTCAATCAAAAGCAACAGTAGATGAGCTACTAAAGGCTTCTAAAGATTTAGGCGTAGAACTTCCAGAAAAAATTCAAGAGAAAATAAAACAACTAAAATCTTTAGAAGGATGGTTTAAGAAAGTTAGAACTACATCAAAAAAAGCAGCAGACACATTAAGTGCAATATTTTAAAAATATAAAAAATACAAATATAAATTTTAACACGTTATAGTAATATGAAAGCAACAGAAATCTTAAAAAATATTAAAACTTTCTTAGGAGAAGAAATCCAGGAGGAAGTAAAAGTAGAGTTAGCACAAGCTAAACTTGAAAACGGAACAGTAGTAGAATCAGAATCATTTAAAGCAGGAGACGAAATCTTTATCATTACAGACGATGAAAAAGTTGCAATGCCTGTTGGCGAATATGTAATGGAAGACGGTAAACTTCTTGTAGTTGAAGAAGAAGGAATCATTGCAGATTATAGAGTTGTTTCTGATGACGTACCACAAAAAGAAGATGAACTAGCAGAAGAAGAGTCAGTAGATGACGGAAAAGAAGCTGCAGTTGATGATTGGGCTGGTATGGAAAAAAGAATTAAAAATCTTGAAGACGCAATTGCAGATATTAAATCTAAAATTGGAGAAAAAGAAGATTTTGAAAAAGTTGAGGAGAAGGTAAAGCAAGAGTTGTCAGAAACTCCAGCAGCAGAGCCTATTTCTCATAATCCAGAAGTGGAAGACAAAAAAATCAATCTAAAGTATGCACAAAACAGAAAGCAAACTTCTTTAGATCGTGTATTAAGTAAAATGTATAATAATTAAAAATAATTAAAAATGGCAAATCCAACTTATACTGCTGGAACTTACGCTGGTGAGTTTAGTGGTAAAATCTTAGGGGCAGCGTTGCTTAGTGCATCAACTTTAGATGCTGGTGCGGTAACAATTATGCCTAATGTAAAGTACAAATCTGTATTACAGGTGGGTGCTTGGGCAAATGTAGTAAAAGGTGCATCGTGTGACTTTGATGCAACAACTACTTCACTTACTCTAACAGAAAAAGTATTAACAACAAAAGAATTACAAGCTAATGCTCAACTTTGTAAAAAAGAATTGAGAGACGAATGGCAAGCAATTGAAATGGGCTTCTCAGCTTATGCTGATATTCCTGCTTCTTTCGAGGAGTATGTAATTTCAAGAGTTGCTGCTCAAGTAGCAGATGCTTTAGAAACTTCTATCTGGGCTGGTGCTTCAGGTGCTGATGACTTTGATGGTTTTCAAGCTCTTGCTTATGCAGACTCAGACGTAGTAGATGTTACAGCAGTAGCTGTTGATTCTGCAAATGTAATTGCACAAATGGGAGCTGTAGTAGATGCTGCTAATAAAGCAACATTACAGAAATCAGACTTAACTCTTTATGTATCAACAAATGTAGCTAGAGCTTATATTAGAGCTTTAGGTGGTTTTGGTACTTCTGGTTTAGGTGCTGCTGGTATCAACAATCAAGGTACTTCTTGGTATTCTAACGGTGCGCAGTTAACTTTTGAAGGTATTCCAGTATTTGTAGCGAACGGAATGGGTAACAACAAAATGTTACTTACTTATAAGAGTAATCTTTTCTTTGGAACTGGTTTAACAGCAGATATTAATGAAGTAAGATTTATTGATATGGCAGACAAAGACGGATCTCAAAATGTAAGAGTAATTATGAGATATACTGCAGGATGTCAAATCGGAATAGGAGCAGATATTGTTTACTATTCTTAATAACTAATCTAAGAGGGGTAGTTAACGCTACCCTTTTTATAATAACTATATAATATGGCTTGTTTATTAACTAAAGGTAGAAAAGTTCCTTGTAAATCAGGAGTAGGTGGCTTAAAGTCAGTTTACTTTGCAGATTTCGGTACTTTAGGCGCAATTACTATTACAGATTTTGAAATAGCATCTATTGCAGGTAGCCCTACTTTATATCAGTTTGATCTCAAAGGTAATTCAACAATGGAAACTACTGTAACAAGTTCTAGAGAAAATGGTACTACATTTTATGAAAGTACATTAACTTTAAACTTTACATTCCAAGACAGACACACTCAGGAAGAAATAAGACTTCTTGCTATTGCTCGTCCACATATTTGGGTTGAGGCTTATAGTGGCGAAGCAGGTAGCTCTTACTATTTAATGGGTAAGGTTAATGGTTGTGAACTAACGACTGGAACTTTTTCTAATGGAGCAGCAATGGGCGACTTAAATGGTTACTCATTAACGTTTGTTGCACAAGAAATGGCAGCTCCAGACTTTACAGTTTCAACAGTTGTAACAGGTGCTTCTCAAGGCTCGCAAATAACTCCTAACTAATAGGATTTAACTTTGTTATCAAAAAAAATTAAGGGGTGTGTAAATCATATCCCTTTTTTTTATATCTTTATTTAAACTTTATTAGTTTTCATAATTTGTTTAGTAAGAAGAGGTGGTTTTATTACCGCCTTTTTTTATGTACAAAATTTAAAGATAGTACGTTATATAAGTATGATACACTTGACAACAACGGCATCAGCACAAACTATGAAAATAATTCCTAGAAGTTATGGCGGTACTGTAAGTATGATAGTAAGAGACGACTCAACAAACACTTCAACAACTTATTCAAGTATTACAACAACAACCGATAAAAACTATCTTGTAATATCTAAAGCATTAAGTCCAGTATTAGTAGAGGGAAGATTTTATGACTTAACCGTCAAAGAGGGAGCAAGTGTTATTTATAAAGACAAGATTTTCTGTACAGATCAAACTATTAACCAATCAAATAATGATTATTACACAGTTAACCAAGGAGATTATACAGTTCCAACAGGTACAGATGCTTACGATAATGATTATATTATAATATGAAAAATAAGACACAATTAAGTATTGTTAATTTAAGTACCTATACTTCTCCACAAGTAAAAGAGAAAGCTGGTACTGATTGGATAGAGTTTGGCTCAGACAATAACTATTTCCAATACCTAATAGACAGATATAATGGCTCACCGACAAATATGGCTATTATAAATGGTATTTCTGAAATGATTTATGGAAAAGGCTTAGATGCTACAGATTCACATAGACGCCCAGAACAATATGCTATGATGATTTCTTTATTTAAAGATGAGGTAGTAAGAAGACTATGTTCTGACTTAAAATTAATGGGACAATGTGCAATACAAGTTATTTATTCTAAAGACAGAAGTAGAATTGTAGAGCTAGAGCATATACCTGTTGAAACTTTAAGGGCTGAAAAATGTAATGACAAAGGAGAGATACCAGCTTATTTTTATTTTAATGATTGGAGTAAATACAAACGAAGCAAGAAGCTAACAAGAATACCAGCATTTGGAATGTCAAACGAAGGCTTAGAGATACTATATGTTAAGCCTTATAGAGCAGGATACAAATACTATAGTCCACCAGATTATGAAGGAGGAACTCAATACTGTGAGCTTGAACAAGAAATCTCAAACTATCACCTAAACAACATTCTTAATGGATTAGCACCTAGTATGTTAATTAATATGAATAACGGTACTCCTTCTCCAGAAGAAAGAGAGATGATAGAGCAAAGAATATACCAAAAGTTCTCAGGTAGTTCTAATGCTGGTAAATTTATTTTAGCTTTTAATGATGATGCAAGCACAGCCGCTACTATTGATCCTATTCAATTAAGTGATGCTCACAATCAATATCAGTTTTTAAGTGATGAAAGTTCTAAAAAGATTATGGTTGCTCATAGAGTTGTAAGCCCTATGTTATTAGGTGTAAAAGACAATACAGGTTTTGGTAGTAATGCAGATGAATTAAAAACAGCAAGTATCTTAATGGATAATATGGTAATACGTCCCTTTCAGACGCTTTTAATAAATGCCTTTGATAAAATCCTTGCTTATAATGATATCTCGCTTCATTTGTACTTTAAAACGCTTCAGCCACTTGAATTTACAGACTTAACGAATGTTATGGATGCAGAAACAAGAGAAGAAGAAACAGGAGTGAAACTAAAAAAGATAGATGGGCAAGAAGTTTATTCTACTAAAGAAGAAGCGATTGAAAAAGCTAAAGAATTAGATTGTGAAGGTTATCACGAACACGAAGAAAATGGGATGACTTGGTTTATGCCTTGTAAAGATCATAAAGAAGCTACAGAGCTTGACAAGTTTATAGAATTAGGAGAAAACGAAGAAGACATATTAAAAGAATATGATTTAATAGATGAACACGAAGTAGACTATGATTTAGACGATGAATTAAACGAAAACATCAATCAACTAAACAACGAAATAAAATTAGCAAGAGTAGGTAAAGCAACTCCTTACAAAGACAGTGAACAAGATGGTAAAACAAAATCTTCAAAAGAATTAGGTTATACATTTTTAGTTAGATATATGTACACTAAAGCACCAGGCAAAGCAGATTCATCAAGAGAGTTTTGCAAAAAAATGATGAGAGCTAATAAAGTTTATCGTAAAGAAGATATTATTGCAATGAGTAATAAAGCAGTAAATCCTGGCTTTGGAAAAGGTGGCGCAGCAACGTATTCGATCTGGCTGTACAAAGGCGGGCCTCGATGTTTTCATCGCTTCACTAGAAAGATATATTTAAGAAAAGATGGCAACAAAAGTTTAGGTAAAAGTGTTTCAACTAATAGAGCTATACAAGCAGGATTTAAACCTAAAAAGAATGATAGAAAAGTAGCTATAGCTCCTAGAAATATGACTTATGAGGGATATACGGCAGCTTATTGGAAGAAAATGGGATTCACTTATGATAATTTGAAAAGGTAATTATGGCTACAGTATTATTTATAACAAGAACGGACTTAGTAAAAAACTCTATCATTGATGGGAATGTAGATACTGATAAATTTATACAATTTATTAAAGTAGCTCAAGAGATTGAAATACAAAATTACCTAGGAACTAAGTTATATGATAAGATAGCTGCTGATATTTCTGGCTCAGGTTTAGCAGGAAACTATTTAACATTAGTAAATGAATACGTTCAGCCAATGCTCCTATGGTATGCACAAGCAGAGTATATACCTTACGCAGCATATCAGATTAAAAATGGTGGAATGTTTAAACACACTTCTGAGAATGCAGAAACAGTAAGTAAATCAGAAGTTGATTTTATAGTACAGAAAGCGAGAAATACCGCAGAGTATTATACAAACAGATTTTTAGATTATATGGGGAGTAATAGTAATTTATTTCCTGAATATAGTCAAAACACAGGAGGCGATGTATATCCAGACTCAGACGCTACCTTTAACGGTTGGGTGCTGTGATATATAAACCGAAAAGTAAAAATATAGTTAAACTTAAAAAGTTTTTAAATATGAATTGGGTACAAACAAATACAGGAAATATAACTGTAGAATATAAAACAAGTAAGTAATGAGCTGGGGAAAAATATATGATAGTACTTGGTGGGGTGATGGCGTTTGTGATAATGATATTGATTGGGGACAAATATATAAAGCTCTAGTTGATTGTACGCCTACTCCTTTATTTGAGATATTAGCAGAGAATGGTGATTATTTAATTACAGAAAGCGCAACACTAACATATATAGTAACAGAATAAAACAAAAAAAATGGCAAATAAAAAATTTAGTGATTTTACATCCAAAACTAGTCCATCAGATGTAAGTTTCGTAGTAGGATATGATGGATCAGACAATGTAAGAATTTCTATAGCAAATATGAACTCTGCATATCTTCCTTTAGCAGGAGGTACTATGACTGGTAATTTAATTTTAGATGATAATTCAGGATCTTCGCCACAAATACAGTTTATAAATGGTAGTAATGATACAGGTGAAATTCTTTTAAATTCAAGTGGTAAGTTAGAAATATCAACAGGTGGAACTGACAGGCTAGTTATAAGTAGTGGAGACACAGAGTTTACAGGCGATATAACTCTTGCTGACAATAAAAAAGCTATATTTGGTGCAGGAAACGACTTAGAAATACATCACGATGGCACAGATTCATTTGTACAAAATTTTGTAGGTAATTTAGAAATACAAAATGGTGCTAATGATAAAGATATTAAATTTTCTTGCGATGATGGTTCTGGAGGTATTACAGAATACTTTAGGTTAGATGGTAGCGAAACTTTAAATAGGTTTTATAAAAATGTAAAATTAGATGATAATGTTTCATTACAAGTAGGCTCAGGTGCAGATTTACAAATTAAACACGATGCTACTGATTCATCTATTGTAAACGGAACAGGACATTTCTATATAAGAACTACTTCAGATGATAAAGACATAATTTTTCAATCTGATGACGGAAGTGGTGGATTTG